AATATATAACAATAAATTATAGTGATTTAATAAAACTTAAAGATAATATTACAGAATTGGAGGAATATGTTAGAGATAAAATGTATATGTATATGAATGAATATAATGTAGTAGAAATAAGAAATATGATTATAGCGATTATAGATAATATTGAAAATGATAATTCAGAAGGATATTATAATTATTATTAATATAAAGAAATGATAATAATATATAAATAATGAAAGATTTTTATACAGAAAATAAATTAGAAATAGGAATAGATGAGGCTGGTAGAGGATGTTTATTTGGTCCTGTATTTGTTGCTGGAGTGGTATATAATCCGGAGGGTGAATATTCATATGAAATAAGAGATTCAAAAAAATGTTCATTAAAGCAGAGAGATGTATTATATGATGAAATATTATTACAGAGTATTTCATATTCAATAAAGATGGTAAATGAAAAAGAAATAGATGAAATAAATATATTGCAGGCTACATTTAAGGGTATGCATCGTTGTGTAGATGAAATAACATCAGAAATAAAGATAGATAGTATATTGGTGGATGGTTCTTTATTTCCTTATTATACAGATAAAGAAACGTTTGAACCTATAGAACATCATTGTATAATTAATGGTGATAATACATATAGAAGTATAGCAGCTGCAAGTATATTAGCAAAAGTGAGTAGAGATAGATATATAGAAAGATTGGTAAAAGAAAATAAAGAATTAGAAAAATATGATTTATTAAAAAATAAAGGATATGGTACAAAAAATCATATTGATTCTATAAATAAATATGGTATAACAAGATATCATAGAAAGAGTTTTGGACCATGTAAAGGTGTTAAGTAGAAAAATCAAGAACGATTTTTCTGGTTTCTTGTTTTTTGTGTGATAATATTTTATTTTTATCTTGAATGATTCTGTAAATAGAAAACTTGATTTTATTTTTAGTTTTTTCTTTAGAGATTATATTATAATTTTGTGTTTTTAAAAATTGTCTTAAAATAGTGATACATTTTTTTTCATTAAGAGTAGATAAATATATTTTGGATTTACATTTAATATAGTATTTGGTTAATTCAGATTTAAGATCGTTAATTTTTTGAACAGTATTATTATGGACCATATCTTCTTTTGTAAAATAACGATCATCGTGAAGGCCTTTTAGATTATAGGCATTTAGTAATTGTTGTATAATTTTTTCATCTGGTATAATCTTAAAAAGTTGATTTTTGGACATACTTACTTTAAGAATATATTTAAATATTGTAAAATATTATTTAAATAATATTAGAATAAATATAGTATGGGAGATGAGAAGATAGATTGTTGGGAAGTGATAGATACATATTTTAGAGAAAATCCGTATTATAAAACTCAACATCATATAGATTCATTTAATGAATTGATATTTTCGAAAACGAATGGTTTAGAATATATAATAAAAAGAGAAAATCCACAGATAATATATAAAGAGGATTTAGGTGGTGACAAATATAAATATGAAATATATATTTATTATGGAGAGACAATAGATGAAAACACATTTGAGCCGATAGAGAATATAAATAATTTTTATATTTCAAAGCCAATAGATTATACAGATGAGGAAGAGAAATATATGTATCCAAATATAGCAAGATTGAAAAAGTTTACATATGGGAGTAATATATTTTGCAATGTGGGTATAATTTTTAAAGATAATGAAAAAAATAAGACATGGGTTAAAAACTTTAATAATACAGTAAAAAATGATATATTATTTCCACATATTAATTTAGGGTGTATTCCAATAATGGTACATTCAAAGTTGTGTATTTTGAATGGTTTAGATTCAAATCGTTTATCAGAGTTAGGTGAATGTCCATATGATCAAGGTGGATATTTTATAATAAATGGAAAAGAAAAGGTTGTATTATCACAAGAAGATCGTATAAATAATATATTATATATAAATAAATCATCAGATGAAATGATACCATATCAATGTATTATAAAATCATCATCAAATGAGGGTTTTCAATCTTCAAGGACAATAGCGATATCATTAATGAGGGGAACTGTAAAATATAAATCAATAGGTGATAATAATACAAGATATGAATATAGAATAACGGTAAGAATATTAGGAATTGATATGAAAGTTCCATTATTTATATTATTTCGTTTATTAGGTGTTGAAACAGATAAAGAAATAGTATCATTAATAATAGGTAAAGGTGGTGATGTTAAATTAAGAAGTAAATTAAATGAATTAATATTGCCGAGTATAAAAGATGGTCACCCTATATTAACCCAAAAAGAGGCATTTAAGTTAATAACTACACAGACAAAAAATAAAGAAAATATAAATGTAATAGAGATATTAAAGAATAATTTTTTTCCTCAATACGAAACAAATAAAGAAAAGATATATTTTTTGGCTTATTGTGTAAGAAAGTTATTATATGTATATGCGGGGATAGATAAAGAAACAGATCGTGATTCATATTCAAATAAAAAGATAGATTTGACTGGATCATTATTATTAGAATTATACAGAGAATTGTTTTCAAAATTTAAAAGATATGCAAGTTTAAAGATAGATTATGATTATAAAGATAATTTTAAGAGTTTTGGAAATGAAATACAAAATATTATAAATGAACAAAATATAAAAAATGTATTTGCATCAAATATATTATCATCAATAGTGAAATCATTTGGAGCATCATTTGGTACAGGTTTATCGGCGAGACAGGGTATAGTTCAAGATTTAAATCGTAATTCAATATTAGCAACATTATCACATATTCGTAGATTATCATATCCATTAGAATCGGGATCAAAAACAGTAGGTCCAAGAAAGTTACATGGTTCACAGTGGGGATTTGTATGTCCTACAGAAAGTCCAGATGGTGGTAATGTTGGTATTATAAATCATTTATCTATAATGGCAAAAGTATCATTTACAACATCGGAAAATGAAATATATAAAGCATTATTAGATCATAATATGTTAGAGATTAAAGATACAACAATATATGATATTGAAGAAAAATGTAAAATCTTTATTAATGGTAAAATGATAGGAGTCCATAAAAATCCAGAAAGTTTATATAAGATTTTAAAATTATTAAAATTGAATAATATAATACATATATATACATCATTGAGTTGGAAGATATTATCAAATGAATTATTTATATTTACAGATTCAGGTAGATTATTGAGACCAGTATATAATTTAAAAAATTATAAGGATAAAAGAAGTAATAAATTAATAGAAAATGATATGAAAATAAATGATTGGAATGAATTAATATATGGATATATGTATAAAATCGATAAAGATTTATCAATATATGATGATAGATATAAATCAGAAATATTAGAAGATATAAAAAAGAATAATGTTGATTATATATCATTTTTAGAAGAAGAGTCAGCAGTAATAGAATATATAGATCCATTTGAAACAAATGATATATTCATTTCAAAAGATATATATAGTATAGATAAAGATAATTATACACATTGTGAGATTCATTCATCATTAATATTGAGTGCAGTATCGGTAAATATACCATTTCCAGAACATAGTCAATATCCTAGAAATGTGTTTTCATGTCAACAAACAAAGCAAGCAATAGGTGTTTATTCATCTGCATATGCTACAAGATTTGATACATTCGGACATATTATGAATTATCCACAAAAACCTATTGTGACAACACGTTATAAGAAATATACCGATATAGATAAAGTTCCATATGGTGATAATTGTATAGTAGCAATTGCAAGTTATAGTGGATATAATCAAGAAGATAGTATTATATTGAATCGTTCTTCAGTTGATAGAGGATTATTTAATACATTATATACTCGTTCTTATAGTGAAGCAGAAGAAGTTGATAACAATAAAAATATATATTTTGGTAATCCTGATCTTCAACCGAATTTGATAAAGAAAAACTTAGAGAATTATGATAAATTAGATGAAAGAGGATTTGCAGTTGAGGATTCATATGTAGATCATAATGATTTAATAATGGCTAAATGTGAGCAAATTAAGAATGAAAGAGGTGATATAGTAACTAATTGTAGTGGGAAAACGGTAAAGTTTGGAACATCTGGAATAGTTGATAAAGTTGTAATAAATAAGAATAAAGATAATATAAGAATGTGTAATATAAGAATAAGAAAAACAAAAATACCTGAAATAGGTGATAAATTTGCAAGTCGTTGTGGTCAAAAGGGTGTATGTGGAATGTTATTAGATCAGAAAGATATGCCATTTACAAAAGATGGAATAGTTCCAGATTTAATTGTAAATCCTCATGCTATACCAAGTCGCATGACAATCAATCAATTTTTAGAAGCTATATTAGGAAAAGCATGTTGTTTGGGTGGATTTTCTGGAGATGCTACAGCATTTCAAAATAATAATATTTTGGATTATTGTGAATTATTAAAAAAATATGATTATCAGAAATATGGAGATGAAGTAATGTATAGTGGTATTACAGGAGAACAATTACATACATCAATATTTATAGGGCCAACATATTATCAACGAATGAAACTTATGGTCGGTGATAAAATGCATTCAAGAGGAACTGGTCCTTATCAGAGTTTAACGAGACAGGCTGCGGCAGGTAGAGCAAATAATGGTGGATTAAGAATTGGTGAAATGGAAAGAGATAGTATTATATCTCATGGTACATTAGGATTTTTAAAAGAAAGCATGACAGAAAGATCAGATAAGTTTAAAGTTGTAATCGATAAAAGTACTGGATTAATATCATATGATGATAATGAAATGAATCAATCACAAATAGAAATACCATATTCAATGAAGATGCTACTTCAAGAATTAGGAACAATGTCTATTGGTGCAAGATTACAAGATGATAGTAAGATTGATAATGTTCCGATTATAGATAGTTTAATTGAATCTGTTAAAAATGATTAAATTGTTAATAATATTTTTAGCTTGGTGAATTTAAACTGGTTGCATTTGAACTGGTTGCATTTGAACTGGTTGCATTTGAACTGGTTGCATTTGAACTTGGAGTATTTGAATTATTATATTTATAATAGTAAATAGTTGTGGAAAATAAAAATATGAGTGATATAATTATATAAAATATGGGTATTTTTTGAGAATCAGGATCTTTATAAAAGAAACTATCAAAATATTTAATAGTATCTTCTAATATAGCTGGTTGGATATTAATTCTTATCCATTGAACAAATATATATATAAGTATTATTGTTAATGTACCATATAATATATTTCCAAATGCAGATAATTTTAAAGTTTCGCCTAAAGTGACATATAAAAATATCTTTAATCCATGAATTAACAAGAATGCCCCTATTAGAATAAAAGTTGATAAAATAAACATAGATTTTGACTGTCTTAAAGGTGGTGCTTTTATTTCTTTAGTGTTCATATCAATATCAGAATCTGAAAAAGAAGCATTTGGATATCCAATTCCAGATTGTTTGCCTTTATTACCACAATTAAATCTCATACTTTTAATAACATTTTGGAATGCTTTTGTATATTTAGATTTTTCATCTAATTTGGTTTCAGAATTGATACTATTTATAATATTTTCAATATATGTTTTAGTTGGATCTGGGTCACTTGGATTAAGAGTTATTTCTTTAGTTTTTAAATAATCTTTAAATGTATCATAATCACTGATATCTTTGATTGAATATGAATCAAATGCATTTTTAATTTCTGATCTATAATCATAATATAAATTACCTTTTCGAAACATGAAGCGTGCGTTTTGATGATTCTTACTATATTCAGGATAATTTATTGGTGGCCAAGATTTCCATGATTCATCAGTTGATTCTGAATTAATAAATGCCTTACAATTATGAATATTTTCATCATATTCACAAATCATACTAAATATTTCATCATAATCAAGGCATCTTC